TTAGGCCATTGACAACACGATTGAATCGTGATATAATTATACTATGAACTCAAAAGAATTTTCATTAGAAATAGAAAGAATAGTACAGACTAAAAAAGGCATATCACATATGGATGCTGTGCTAAAGTATTGTGAAGAAAATGAAATTGATCCTGGAACAGTAGCACCTCTTATCAGTAAAACTTTAAAAGATAAAATTACAATAGAAGCACAGAATTTAAACTATATACCAAAGACAGGCCAGTTGCCGGTGTAAAAGATATGAATGTTATAAATATTAATATCGGAAGTTATGGTTGTATCCATCACCCCCTAAACAACTTAACCTTTCATAGAGGCCAAATGTCTAAAATTATTTATAAAGTCTATAAGATAACTAATTTAATTAATAATAAATTTTATATAGGCATTACTCAAAAACTTTTAAATCATAGATTTGCTATACATAAAAATGTAAAATCTTACATTGGTAACTCAATAAGAAAATATGGTGAAAATAATTTTACTATTGAACAAATAGATACAGCTAAAACATATAATCAATTAAGAAAAAAAGAAATATCTTATATCGATAAATTAAAACCTTTTTATAATTTAACAAAAGGTGGTGATGGTCTTTTTGGTTTCAAACATAGTAAAAATACAAAAAAATTAATTAGTTTGAAAATGGCAGGTAGAAAATTAACAGAAGAACATAAAAAAAAATTAAGTGAAAATAGTTCTTCAAGACGACCTGAAGTTAAAAGTAAAATAAGTTTATCTCTTACAGGATTAAACCATCCTATGTGGGGTAAAAAACATTCAGATGAAACAAAAAGAAAAATGAAAATTGCTTGGAAATTAAGAAAGATTAATGCTTGATGCTTTTGATGTATATAAAACCTATACAGCCATTAAATTACATTTTACAGATGATAAATATGATTATTTTAAATATGAAGGAAATATTAAAGCTAACATAGAAACATTTAGAAAAAGAAATGATAGATATTTTTATTACAAGTTGGGAACCAAATACAATAAAAATGATTTATTATATTTTTTTGTTAGTAATCTTCTATTTGATAACAACAAATATATAAAAGAATTAACAGGCGGAGATGCTGAAACAATTTACCTTGATTGGAAGAAGCGTAATGAATCTTTTGAATACTATTTTCGAAACGATTGTATTCATATTGTTAATGATTTTAATGCTAAGCGCCTTTCTTTTGATAATGGTTTTAGCGTATTCGGTGGGCAGCATCCTAGATTTTTTCAATTGGTTCTATCAAAAAAAATATCTTACGAGAGTGCCGTTGTTTTTAATCAAATTTTATCTTACAGTAAATCTTGGGATAAGCAGATTACTGAACAGGTTGTTTGGCCAGTCCACTCCAAAAGGTTAGCTAAATATGAACAGTTTGTTAAATATAATAGAACAGCAATTAAATTAATAATGAAAGAAGTATTTGTAAAATGATAAACATAATAAAAAACTTTTTTGAACCATCAAGTGGTAGTTTTAAAGGTGAATTAAAATTTTTAACTAAAAAGATTTTAATAAACCTATTCATAGTTGCCATAGTGATAGGTATATACTATATATTCAGATAATGACCAAAGTCTTTTGCATAGGTAATGGCGAGAGTCGAAAAAGTTTTAATTTAGATTTATTAAAGCCACACGGTAAAATATACGGTTGTAATGCTCTATATAGAGAATATACACCAGATGTTTTAGTATCCGTTGATCACGGTATAATGCACGAGATCTATCAAAGTGGTTATTGTTATACGAATGAAACTTGGTTTAGAGATTGGACACGAGTGCCTGAACATATGTATGAGAGTATGGTTTACGCTGGCCTTTCACAAGTTGACATAGAAGAATTAAATAAATGGCATATCAAAAACGAAAATAAAAAAACAGACGAAAAAGAATTTGTAATGCACGGTGCCAATCTATCTGGCCTTGTTACGATACTTCGACAAAATAAAGAAAAGTTTGAAAGAAGAATTAGTCAAAATGTATTATGTGTAAGTTGGGTCAAAGATAATGACAAAGCATATAATGTTATGGATGTAATGCCAAATAATCGAGACCTTGGATGGGCCGCTGGTCCTACTTCTAGTTATATTGCTGTTAAGAAAGATAGTCCAACTGATGTATACCTTTTAGGACACGACCTAAACAGCACCACAGGCACGGTAAACAATCTTTATAAGGGTACAAAGTATTATGTAGTACCAGAACACGGCCCTACGCCGAGTGTCAATTGGATAACACAATGGAAACAGTTATTCAATGAAAACAAAAACATAAACTTTTATAAAGTGAATAGTAATTTGAAAGGTGAAGATCGTGTCAATAGACGTGTATATGAATGGGAAGAAGTAAAAAATATACATTATATAACATACGAGAATCTACTTGACAAACACCTAAAATAGTGATATAGTTAAAGGATGTATAAATATAAGAGTACGATTATACAGTACATATACAAATACAACAATACAAATACAATGGAGAAAATACAATGGACTTTAATACATTAAAAACAAGTCATTCTAACTTTGATAAACTTACCAAAGCATTAGAAGCTACCCTCAATCCTGAGGATTTAAATAAATCATCAAAAGACAAATATACAGACGACAGAATATGGAAACCTGAGCTAGATAAAACTGGCAGTGGCTATGCCGTGCTTCGTTTTTTACCAGCAACCGAAAAAGAAGAAATGCCGTGGGTACGAGTTTGGTCACACGCCTTCCAAGATAAAGGTGGTTGGTATATTGAGAACTCACTTACAACACTAAACCAAAAAGATCCTGTAAGTGAAGAAAATACACGACTATGGAATTCAGGTGTTGAATCTGATAAAGAGATCGCAAGAAAAAGAAAAAGAAAATTATCTTATTTCTCTAATATATTGGTCGTAAGTGATCCTGCTCATCCAGAAAATGAAGGTAAAGTATTCATATTTAAATATGGTAAAAAGATATTTGATAAGATTACAGAAGCGATGCAACCAGCATTTGAAGATGAAGCGGCCATCAACCCATTTGATTTTTGGAAAGGTGCAAACTTTAAACTAAAAATAAGAAAAGTGGATGGTTATTGGAACTATGATAAGTCTGAATTTGAGCCTGTAAAAGCAATTGCCGATAGTGATGATAAGATCAAAGCTATTTGGGCAAGACAATATGCTCTAACGCCTTTCTTGGCCCCTAGTAATTTTAAGACCTATGATGAACTCAAAGAGAAACTGAATAGGGTAATTACGGGACAAAGAAGTACTGGCACTGTTGAGAACGCTGAACTCCCTCCAGCTAAATCAAATGGTACAGTAAAAAGTAACGGTAAAACTACTCCAGCTGCTAGTGATGATGACGATACGTTGTCTTACTTTAGTAAATTGGCAGATGATGAGTAGAATCTCTCTCTACTAATACTTTGATGGTGGCCAGAAATGGCCATCATTTTAAACTGGCACAGTATTTAAATTAATAAAAGAACGATCAGTATTTAAAGGTGTCATAGATATTGACTGTGTAGTATTATTTGTAACAATATTATTATTTGAAGATGGTGCTATAATATTAGAGGATGGCTTGCTATCTCTAGTGGCCATTAAATCAGTACTCATTCTATTAACATTTACAGGTTTAGGCACAGGTTGTATCATAGGTTTTATCCTAGAAACGCCTTTTTCTTGTCTTTCTTGCTGTATTAAATTATCTGTGGCATTTTCTTCTGATATTGTATTTTTAATTGATTTATCAGTATTGTATTGATTTGTAATATTTTCACTAGGAGATATTGATTTATCACCACTCATTTCACTTGATTTTGAAGTATCTGTAGATCCTGTTTCGCCAGTGATTATTTCACCTTGATTTATGTCAGGTGCTGTTTCTTTTTTCTTACCAAAACTAAAAAAATTACTTATTTTTTCTTTTATTCTTTGAAATGCTAAATATAATTTTAATAGTCCTAAAATAACTAACCCTATAACTAATCCTATACCTACACCTTTCGCTGCTGCTACGCCAAATTTTAATAGGCCAACTCCAGCACCTGTTAATCCTTTACCTAAACTAGAAAATAAACTAGGTATATTTTTAAAACCTTTTATTAAATTGCCGCCCATATCTTTTATTTCACCAAAAGTATTTTTAGCACTATCAAAGGCAGCACCAAAAGAATCGCTAAAAAAACCTCTACTTTTTTCAGTAGGTTTAATATTTAATTCTTCTTTTTTCTTATCTATTTTTTTTTGTTCTAATACTTCATCTTGTTTTTTAATTATTAATTGATCTAATTTTTTTCT